CTATTACTATCATTAACGGCATTAAAGAACATGATCCTGCAATTTCGCTACGTGGTATAGCTCGCAAACTTAACCAGTTGGAAATTAAAACAGCAAGGGGAGGGGATTGGCATCCTACTACTGTGGCTTCTTTAATTAAGAGGGCTAAATAATGCGAAACAGAGAAATACAAAAGTATACGTTTTATATGCAGAACTATGAAGAAGTAAAGAGCTGCTATAAATACTGCGAAGAGGTGTTGCGTAGGCCATACATTACAAGAGGCGTTTTTACTGGGGAATACGATTCGTTTGTTAAAGCTGTAGATCACGTACATAGAAATAAATATCAATTAATTATAAGCGATTTAAACGCCTTGCGACATAAGGCTAACTGGTTGCATTACTTGAAAAATGCTAAGATTAAATTCTATTCACCTACACTAGACGTAGAAAAAAATAGTTTACATTTTTTAATTAATTATGCAGAATTATTTTCCGACAGATTGTCATATAAAACTGTCGTGCCGTTACGAAAAGCGAAAGAAGACATAAAAGAGAAGGGGAGTTATGTAACCAAACAAGGAAAAGTCATCACAAAGCTGGGTTCTCCAGACATTGTATCTGCACAAAAAAAGGCTGCTACCGTTCATAGTTTAAAAGCTAGGGCTTGGTTAGGCAATAAAGGAAATGCAATACAAAATCTTAGATCAGCAGGATGGACTTTTCAAAAAATAGCTGACCACTTAAATGATTTGGAAGTGCCTACTCGTCAGAATAGTACTTGGACCAAATCTAAAATCTTTAAAGTTTTGCGTGGGAGGGCAAAGCATAATGACTAAGTTATTTAGAGAAAGTGATGGATACCCAGTAGTGCCTTGGGAAGATAGAAAAAAGACTAATCATAAGCAGTATTGTTTAACTGTATTAGCTTTTAACACGACATTAACTACGGCATCCTATAATAATATTAGAAAAAGATGGAACTTAACTTTAGACCATAGAGTTATTTCTAGTTTAGCTATTGTGTCTAGGTATCATGCTTTACCAGCTTACATATTAAATCATTGCAAATTAGATAGACGGAAAGATTTAGTTAATATGGCCCTGGTAAATAATTTGTGCATGGGAAACAAAGATACAGTACTTAAAATAGTTAAAGATGGCATTGAAACTCAGGAATTATGCCAGGTAAAAAACCCACCTCGCTACAGAGGGTTATGTTTTACCGCTGGCACCACTTTAATGAAAGCATTTGAGGATAGAGTAGAAGATGTTATTAAAAGACAAAAAGTAAAATCTAATTATTAGTCTATTTTTTAGTCTAACATTTAGAGTTTACAACAGGGTGTATTTAATGATTACATATTTAAGTAATAAAAAAGAAAGAAAGGGGAGATAAAAATGAATAGTCCGAAAAATTGTAGAATACGAAACGATGGTAGTCGAGAAGATAACACATTTGATGATCTTATAGCTCGTAAAAAAGCTGAGGAACAACGTAACCGAATGATCGGTGGCGATGTATGTGTACGTATCACCGTTCCAATTTTACGTGAGGATCATGTTTTATCTGCCATTGATGAGTTTCGCAGACTAGCTAACAACTTAGAAGAAATGGTTAAAGGTAAATCGCCAATGACGAATAAATTATTCTGCTCACGGATGTATTGTAGAGATACACACTTGGAATTAAAACGACAAGCAGCAGAAGATATTGGTGAGAAGAATACTAACTGGTTTCGAAACACAAATTAATGGTATATTTTACACAAGATATTGTGTTTGCTATATTTTATAAATACTATATGTTGTGTTTAGTGTGCTTACACCAATTAGAAGGGGAACTATGGTATGATTACTACAAAGAATAAGGAGCAGCTTAAGTTTTTGGATAGATATAATATGTCCAAGGCGCATAATGTATATTCCAAGAAAAATATTTTAGACCAAACAGCCTTACCTAAGCTATTAACCGTACTTAAAATATTATTAGATGCTATCGTATTTGCTGCATTAATGGCAAGCATTTACATTTTTATGTATGCGATAGGAGGTGTGTTATATGCCTAAGCTAACAAAAGAAGATGTCATTGGTGGATCAGAAATTCCGACAATAGTTTTAAGGAAAAGTAGATTTACAACACCTAATGAAATTATGAATAAAAAACTAGCTGCTAAATCTGGACAGGTTTATGAGCAAGAACCCATATCGCAACAAGCATTAGACCGTGGTAACTTTTTAGAACCTGGTATATTAGAATGGGCTTCTGATTATTTAGACAAACAATGTTTAGGTACAACCCATGTTAATTTACAAATTCCAGATGAAGCGTATATGCATGATGCTTGTCGTTTAGGCGTAAGTTTAGATGGCCTTATACATATAAAAGAAGGGGAGCTGCAAATAGAGAATCCTTTTCATGGTTTGCCAGGTGAAGACAATCACATTACGTTATATGGCTCTGGTCCATTAGAAGCTAAGACAGATGGCTATGATGATGGCCCACCTCATAAAGAGAATGTCATACAGCTACAAGCGCAGATGATGTGTTACAAAGCAGATTGGGGAGTCATTGCCAAGTTAGGGCCTAAGATGCGACTAGGCATATATCCATACCTACGTAATGATGAACTATGTAAACAAATAGAAGATGCAACAAATGATTTTTGGCGAAGGTGTGATAGTGAACCGCCTTTGTATTATCCTGAAATAGTAGAACAACCTATAGGAGAAATAGAAGTAAACGTAGACGCAAGCGTTAATACAGATATAGAAACATTAGCAAAAAATTATTTAGCCTGTAAGGATGCTTCTACACAACAAGATCATGCAGTAGGGGAAGTTAAAGATGTTTTAGAAACCTATCTTGCTTCATTAGATCCAGAAGATAACAATACTGTTATTGCTCAGGCTGGCAATTATTCTATTAAATGGCAAAAAGTAATTCGCAAAGCGCAGCCAGAAAAATTAGTGCCAGCTAAACCAGAATCATTTTTTCGTAAATTAACTATAACAGAAGGGGATGTATAATGGGAGAGCTGCAAAAACTAGAACAAGTATTAGTAAAAGGGGATCTTGCTGTTTTAAATGAATCTGAAAGAATAGCTTATTATAAAAAAGTATGCGAAAGCACAGGGTTAAATCCTTTAACAAAACCTTTTGGGTATATAAGATTAAACAATCAACTTACATTGTACGCTCATAAAGGTGCAACGGATCAGCTGAGAAAAATTCATAATGTTGATATAAAAATTACAGATCAAAAATTAGAAGGTGGTATTTTTTATGTAACAGTAGAAGCTACGGATAAATCAGGTCGTACCGACAGCGATATGGGAGCCGTTCCTATAGGTAATTTAAAAGATGATGCTAAAGCTAACGCAATGTTAAAAACAATTACTAAAGCTAAACGTAGAGTTACGTTATCTATATGTGGCTTAGGTATGTTAGATGAAACGGAAACAGAAAGCATCCCAGGTGCTAAACCTCTTAAAACAGCTAATACTCCTAATCAAATTGCAGAGAAAATAACTCTACAACAGCATGGCGGACAAATTGAATATAAATTATCTTTTTACAATGGTAATGAAGAAAAATTTGAAAACAAAGAAGCTTATGTAACAAAGTATGCCACAATTTTATTAGACATAATGCAATCTAATTTAAGCAGCAGTAAAAAGATTGAGAAGATGCAATCGTTTGAAGACAGGAACATTGCTAATATAAATACGATTGATCCTACAGCTGCAAAAGAATTAATAAATAAAAATAAAAATTATATAAAACAAATTTTAGGAGAAGAAGATGGAGAAAAAACCATTAACAGCTAATCAAAAAGAAGTTTTAAATTTTCTAAATCTTTTTTATGAACATTATAAATATATGCCAACTCAAAAAGAAATAGGAGAAGGGTATATTAATGAAAAACAATTATTAAAATCTCGTACTGATAAAGCTGCGGAATATTTATTAAAAGGTTTAGAAACTAGAGGCTGGATAAAAAAAGAAATAGGCAAGCACAGAGCAATTAGATTATTATGAAGGCATGTTACCGCTATCCATCCATACCGCTAGTTTTTCTACACGATGCGATAGCTGGCGGTAGTACAATGAATCTCGCATTTCCATAGCAGCAACATCATACGATTTGGCTTGCACAGCCTTTTTAAATTTTACAAACTTATTAAATCTTGTAAGGCCCAGGTTAAACAGCATAGATAAAATAACAATCTTTCTTGTTTGATTTAGTTCTTGATAAAAAGAAAAATTACTTGCTTCTTCAATGACACGCTTTATATCATTCTTTAAAAGCATCTGGATTTCATCCTCGCTTAATCCAAAATTTTGTATATCTCTTCCTATACCAATTGTAATATTACCTTGCACAGTTGTTCCAGGCTTAATAGTTTCTCCTGTGGCATCATCATAACACAAGGTACGCTTACCCTCATCAACAGTAAGTATTTGTGCTAATTTATCTATCATTATATCCATGGTTCTTTAGTTCCTCCATAATAAGGTTTAGCTAATCTAGCTTTAATTAATTCTTCGCATATATTGACGTTATCTTTTGTCCATATTGTGCCTAATACTCTTCCGTATTTACCTGTAGAATCTGGTTTTTCCGTTCTAATAATAAATTCTTTTGGAAGTATTTCCTTTAAAAATTGTTTGGCTTTTAAACCTAACGCTTTCTCAGGCTTACGCTCAGGATATTTCTTAACATTAATCCTAGACTCTGGGGTATCAAGACCATAAAATCTTATAGATACATTACTAAGTACAACATTAAATCCTAAATCTAATGATCCGACAACGGAATCTGCGTCAATAACTCTTATAAGCTTACATTTATATTCATACATTATTCATCACACAATTTTTCATAAACCTCATTATGTACTAGCAAATCGTTTACAAGGTCGTCAGTTATAACTTCAAAATCAGTATCAGAAATTAATATAGGATCGGCTATGTTACAGTAGCTATTGTTGCTATTTAGGCTTGACAAAGCGCTGCATCCGTTTCCTACGATCAGCAGAACTGCTACGAGCAATATTTTTTTTAACATCTTTTGCTTTCTTTATTTGTTTCATATCTTTTTTTAATATTGAGCCTTCTACAGCTTTTTTCATAAAGAGGAAGCCCATCATTTTGGTAATGAGCTTAAATCCTCCTCCGATTGCGCTAAATATACCCATTATTTGTCATCAGCATTTTTGTTATGACCGAAATTCATGGACATAAAATTTAACAATTTTAGAATAATATTAATTACTTTATTATCTACAGTTGTTTTCGTACAAGCTGTAATCGCATTTGAAGCAGTTATTACGCCAGTTATTGCAGCAATAAGTTCTCCATTATTAGCGTATATATTAGTTATTAAATCCATAGGTTCCTCCTATTATTGATTAAACAAAATTGAAGTTAATAAAGTAGCTAAGAAAAGAATAGTTGTGCCAGAGCTGGTCCAAAGTATCATCTCCACTCTACGCAAACGAAATTTTATCTCTTCATTATTTTGCTCGCATTTAAATTCATGGTGATTAAACTTAATATTCAGCTGATCTATTTCTGCCATAACTTCTGTAATCTTCGCCATTCTAATCTCCTTTAAGTAAAGGGTTATTGAAATACCGCTCTAATGTTGTATTAATGCGATCTTCCATTTCTATTAACTTCGTATCTATAGTCTGGCTTCTGTTCGTAAAGTCAGACTCTATTTGATCTCGCTTTGCACTAAATCTTGTTGTGCTTGACTCAACCAAATTACTCATACGGTCTTCATTATTAGCTATAATATTTCTAATAGTGTTTTCCGAATTTCTAATACTTGTTCTTATTTCTGTGCTTACAGTACGAGAACGCTTGTCCACAGCTGCAATCTCATCAAGCACATTATTTAAGTCATCTCGTAATTCTGATTTAATTGCCCTGGAATCATCCAAAGCTGTACCAGCTACATCTTTTAAAGCTCCTACTTCTATAGTAATAGCTTCTAATTGTGTTTGTACTATACTTTCTAAGCTTTCAATTTTTTCATTTGATACCGATAGCTGCTCTTGTAAACCAGATATATCTGGTGGCTCGTATGCTTGTATCATATCTTTCATATCCATATAATCTTTGTAAACTTCAAACGCTCCATAAGCTCCACCTATAAGTGTAGACAAAGCAATAAGTATTCCTGCTAATTTGCCACCTCTAAATTTAACTCCTGCAAATTCTAACTCACTCATACTGGGCCTCATTAATTAAACGATCCATAACTACTCCATCAATTAAATTTATGTATTGGCCTAATGGATCTGGTATATTTACGTCAGAGTAGGGATCTTCTTCCTGATACCAGGCAACAGCATCTTCAAATTTAACATTTTGATAAGAACGCATATCACTACCTAATGCCGATATAATTGCTAAGGTTGCTGTTTGTGCTACAGGATCAAAATTATCTGTAAATTTTTCTATAATCTTTTCCGCTTTTTCCTGCTTTTTTTCTTCAATAGTTTTTACAGTCTTTTTCTCCGCAACTTCTGTATTGGGCTTTTCTTCTTCTTCCTTAGCTGTTTCCTTAGTTGACTCCTCGGATTTACTCTCTTCATTTTCTGCTACCTCCTTTTCCTCTGGTTTAGCATCTACTGTTTCTGTTTCTTCTGCTTTTTCTTCAGTAACTTCTATATTTTCTTTAGTTTCACTATCATTTTCTGCAACATCTTTGCTAGGGCTATTAGAAGCTTCTTCTGTAGCTTCTGGTTCTGTAGATACCTCATCTACCTCAACTTCTTCTTGAGGCGCATCCTGCGTAGGCTGAGAGGCCGTTGTTGAATCAACTTCTACTGAATTTTCAATTTCTGGCGTTGCAGGTGTTTCTATTTCAATATCTTGTATTTCGGCTACAAAAGTTTCTACTGTTTCAATAACACTACCCATATTAGAAGAAGGATTTATGTCTGGCAGCTCAATTTGTACTTCAATAATTTCTGGCTCATAAACATCTGGCATATCAACAGTTGTTACAATATCAAATGATTGTATATCTATTTGGTTTTGTTGTGGCGTTACTTCTGTATATTGATCTTCTAAAATATTTGTTACATCAATAACAGGCTGTATAATTTCAGACCATACATCTGTATGTGTAGTAATGACATTATAATTAACTGTGTAATCAACATTATCTACGTAGTATTGATTATATCCGCCAATGCTAATAAAAACTCGGTTTAAATTTCCAGAAAAATCATATAAACCACTATGATATGCAGGAACGCCTGAATCAACTAAAGCTATTTGATTTGTAGCCCATTGTTCTACGCCATTATAATATCCTTTAGTTTCGAAATATCCTGAAGCGTTATGACTTTTAAAATGAAAATCTAACCCCCAAGCTATTTGTCCACCATCGGATATTGTAAAAGGTAAATCGACATATTGCTGAAAAGTTGTAAGCTGTGATCCAGTTGATAATCCGCACTTGCCAGTATCTTCTCCAAAAATTGCCGTACAATCAACCATGCCACTTATGGGTCCTAAGCCCCCCCAGTCTATCCCAAGAGTTCCAGCCCTGTTAGCACTTACTATTCCATTATCAATATCTAATATATCACCAGTTGTCGCATGTTCTACTGTTGTTGTTACGGCAGTATATGTATCTATATGACCTTCGCCTAAATCTTCTGTTTCTACTGTTGTTTCAGTAGTGCTGCCTTCTTCTAGCATTTGAGCGTTAGAGAAGGAATAAAAAGAAAAGTAAAGCACCAAGGCCCAGACCAATTTCTTCATCTTTAATCTCCTCTAAAAAAGGTTTTTCGTAACCTGGAATTTCTTCTGGATGTGCATCCCAATATTCTTTAGCAGCAATACCAATAACCGCTTTTTCTCCTGTGTTAGCAGGGCAGTAAGATCCAGCTCTATACATGGCCCACCAGATTTTTTCATTAGACGAACACAAAAGTGAAACACTAGCTACTTTTAAACCCATAGAATAGAGAAGCTTCGCGTCTTTTCTTATAGAACACGCCTCATCTATAGTTACACTTCCTGCTGCTAAACCAAATAAACTTGTAGATAAGCCTCCTGTCCCTGAACTAACCACGCAACTATCACTTTGATTTATCATAATATTAGGGCTAGTAGCTGTAGCAGGGGATTTGTCCATTACTGTAGAAGATACAGTAGAACTTGTATTGCTCTGGGCCATAGTTTGCCAGGACATAACCATAAAGACTATGACAAACAGCCACCTCAAAGTTATCTCCTATATTGCTTTACGTCTTTATCGTCTGTCCAACGATTTACTCTTGCAACAACATCTATTGTACCATCGCCTTTATATGTATCAGTATGTAATGCAATAAAAGCGTTCATATCACTAGCACCATCAATAGCATCACATATCGCTTTATGATCCGTTCTTATTGCCGCCATGTATGTAACCACATCTGAAGGAATTGCAGTATCAGCAGTAACTTTGCGTTGTATTAACCAGTCAAAATCTTTAAGTAATCCATTAGCATCAGATGTAGCTTTTCTTTTAGCTATAGTTTTTAATCCGTAGTTAATAATTTTAGAACCATCATCATTTAAAAGTTGATTACCATCTTCATCTTTAGCATCTTCGTCATCTAGTTTTTTATCAGCTGCTTTTTCTCCAATAGTTCTTACAACACTATTTTTATCACCTGCTATAGCAAATGCTTCATTCTTTTCTATGTAATAAGCACTATTAAGAGATGTACCACTTGTCGTTACTGGTAATATTCCAATAGCTTTTCTTTCGGCATCTGTCCAAGCACTAAATAATGCTCTAGGGTGTCGAACATCATCTA